TAATAAAACAGCATCCATTATATCTGAATAGGTATTAGAACTAAATGTAATATAATTTTGATCTTCAGTCATGGTATGTTCAACTAAATCAAGTGTAAATAAATTTACACCTTCATTAATCCATTCTACCATTAATAAATTTAAAGAACGTCTTGCTGTAATTAGGTCATAGCCACCCTTTGAGCTTACCCCTAATCTTTCATAAGCTTCTTGTATTACAGTATCAATCGTTAGATTGAATGTATTAGTGCCTGATGTGGCCATATTTTGTCCTTCCTATATTAAGGTGCGAACAATCAAATAACACATTTGAGCAAAAACTGTACCACCAATAACCCAAATAAATTTAGAAAGTTTATCTATATCAGTTTGCATATGAGCTAAGTGGTTGTCTTTTATTGTATCAATTTTTTCGTGTACTAATCTAAGTTCACCTTTGATTTCAATAATTGCTTCCTTATTTGTTTGTACGCCCATTATTAAACTGAACCAGTTTTAATAAACTCTGCTACAACTGTGTACATATTGCCGTCATTAGCTTGACTTGGTATTACAATATTAATATCACCATTTGTATTAGCATCTGTGCTTGGAGGTAACCCGCCAAACTCTCTAAAATCCCAATAGCCTGTTCCTGTTAAACCAAGCAAAGGACGGTCACCATCTGAATCTTCAAAATCTAAACGAGCAAATGAATCTCCTCCATCACCTGTATCACAAGCAAACCAAACTCTTTGTAAAGCTCCTCGTGTAGCAGCACTTGAGCTGCCTATTGTACGTGCTGAAGCATCATAAAATACTGTTGTACTTCCAGTACCGTCTGATTCTACAACTATTTTTATTGTTGCTCGTTTTTCGTTTTCTTGTAAAACTTCTGGCCCTGTTACTGTATCTGCCATATGTTTCCCTCCTTAATTAAGAAACATGAGGGCCCGAAGGCCCCCATTAATTATTATTATGATTCTTACGAATCTGTAAAAGGTGTTGCTAGTGTTCCATCACCCATCAAGAATGCTTCAACAAACCATGTTGTTGTATTCACTCCTGTAAGTCTAATGAAACCACCAGTTAACCAACCTTGTTCAACCGCACCTAAATCGATAACATCATTAGATGATGCTGGGTGGAAGTTATCAGTTTCACCAATCTCTCCTGTATCAAACAAGAAAGCTGTTCCTAAGAAACCATCAGTTCCATCAGTTGTAGCACATTTAATTTGTCCTGCTCCTGTGAAAGTAGTCTCTACAAAAAATTCATAGTGAATACCTGCTGCTGGTGTAGGTAAAGTTACTACAATACCTGCTGCTCTATTAAAACCAAAAGCTGTTCCTGAATCTGCAGACGTTAAAGTTTTAGTAGCATCTGTAATTGATTCATAATCTCTAAGAAAGTTAGTAGCACCAGTCATTTTCATAGTACCAGTACCTGATACGTTACCACTTGAATCGATATCAAAGTTAGTTGTTACGGTACCAGTACCAGATGCTTTAGTGATTTGTTCAAAACCATTTTCTGATCTGACTGGGCCGTTAAAAGTCGAGTTCGCCATTTTTTAATCCTTTAGGGGTTATAGCCCCTATAATGTTCCTACTGTCTCTATAAAGTCTGCTTGGCCAGCCAGTAGAATTTGTTTAATCCAAGAGTTTAATAAAAGCAAGAGAGACATTTCTGCCCCTCTTACTTAAATTAATTATGCGCCTGTAGAACCGTATACACCTCTCCAGTCAGACCAGCCGAAGCTATATCTTTCTCTGGATTTGTATCTTACGTTTCCTGTTTCAAAGTCGCCTTCCATATTGGTAGCAATAGCTGCTCTTGTGAACATCTTTGTACCATTAGGAGCGTCAGTTCTAATGAACCAAGCATCTGTATCTGTAAATCTATGATTTACAAAGTATCCGCCTGGTAGCATTCCAGTAGACTTAACTGCATTCACATCATTATCTGATGATCCTGGTCTGTATGGAGATGCCATTAGTCTTTCTGCTATAAATACCGATTGTCTCGGTACATGTAGCGTACGACCTTGAGCTGCGATTGGAACACCTTTATCATCTTTGTAACCAGCGATATCAATCAAGCCAGTTTCTAAAGATGTCTCTGACAAGTCAGCATAAGAAGATGGTTTGTTAGATCCATTTGTTCCATATGCTTGCGGATGCGAGCCTGAAACTAATGGTTGACCATCGCCGCCTGTGTAAGATGTACTAAATGCATTGTTAAATACATTTGCAGCTTTAGTTTGTTTAGCAGAAGCCATTGAACGTGCTAATGCTTTTGTTAATCGAGTTGATAACTTGTCATACAAATTGTCTTCCATAGCTTCCTCAGTAATTGAGAATGCCATAGCGACAGTTTCATTTGTATAACGAGAAACATACCCTTCACCAGTATTGCCGTAGCTTACTGCTTGTCCTTCAAATTTAGTTGAAGCTTCTCCGAATCCAGGGAAAAGAACTTCTTCTTCAAAGGCTCTATTTGATGTTTCCTCATCGAATAGTACTGCGTGTTCATTTTCGTAACGAGCGTACTCGGTTCCGAAAATTGCGTTCAAACCAGGTACTAATTCTTTAAGGATTTGACCTCTAGTAATTGCCATTTTTTATATCCTCCTAGATATTATATACCTGTAACGCCAGTAGCGCCATTTAGGTGTTGGTGTGAGTTAATTTTAACGACTATGTCCATAGTAGTACCAGTTGCAGTATAAGCACCATCAGTTTGCGCACTACCATATACTGATAGTGGGAAAGTATTAGTAGTTGCTACTGTAGAAGCATCAGCTACCATTCCTGATTTGTGAGTATAAGCGTTACCAGATGGAGAAGCTACTATTTGTACTAGCTTTCCAGTTGAGTTCGCTGCCGTTAAGCCTGTTCCTGCTTGATCCGATTGAATTTTGAAAATTGTAAACGGATCATCATAAACATATGCCTTATATTGTGCGCTCGCCACAGTACCATTTGCGATACTACGAACGAACTTTACATCACCTGTTGTGTTGTCCTGATATTCAGCTCCCCAGAAAACACCAACGACCGCACCCGGAGATGCGCCGCCAATGTCTGTCACAAGAAGTCCTGAACTGTAAGTAACCAAGTCGCCTTCAAAATAAGCACTTGGAGCAGTTGCAGCAATTCTGTAACCATTCATATCTGTGTAGTTGTTTAACCGAACTTGTCCACCTGCAGCGTGATGCAATGGTGAGAGACCGTATCCAGCCATAATTTCCTCCTTTAGAAAATTAATTGTTTATTATATTAAGAAAACTATATAACTAGATATGTCTAATTATTTAGTCTTCAAACTTAGTTTCTCTTGAACTACCAGAAGTAACTGTAGAAGTTGATTCGTCTACGCCCCGCATGTCGCCTTGTCCTGCCTGTTTCAAGTCACTAGCATAAGCCTGCCCCATTACTTTATTTTGATTATCATAATAGGCAGTTCTTTGATCTACTATTTCTTGAGGGACTTTCATTAATATTAAATCCCCAGATCGGACTGTGCCAGCATGTTTACCCGTATCCAAAATATCAGGAACATTTCCGTCACCTAATTCTTCTGGTTTAACAGGTTCGTATCCTTGTCGGATTCTACTGTTGACATTAGCATCATCTGATTGATTAAACAATTCATGTCTTACCCATCTATAATGCATTCCTTCAGGAGCTTCATGAGTTTGTAGCTTCTGAGGAGGTGTCCAAGTTTTTTTACGAGTTGTCGATGCCCGTGTTTTTCGACTGCTTTGAGTTGCTTTTGTCATATTATCCTCCCGCCTTTAACTGGCGTTGTTTTTGGCGTGCATATTCTTTTAGGTCAACTCCAAGTCTATTAGCCATCTCAACTTCCGTTTTACTTAGCTTAATCTTGGAACTACCAGGGTTTGCACGTGATCCCCCTACGACTGTCGGAACCTTATTAACATTCTTCTGTTTGAATCGTTCAGGAAATTCTGTACGTATTCTAGCATCAAGTTCATTATAATATTCATCAGAATCATTAGATGGAATAATACCATCGTCAGTTAATTCTTTATGAATAACTAATGCTGCTTGAGTCATAATTCTATCAGAAGTATTATCATTGCCCCCAAACCATCTATTTCTCTTTTGCCATTCAACAGCCTTTCGATCAGGTGCTGGTGCATAAGGATTTATAGGATTTGCGGATCTAGGTTTTTCTTTAGAATTATTTGAAGATTGTTTTTTTGGTTTTTCTATTTGAGATTCAGCTGCAACTTTATATTGTTGAGCTACTAATGTTTCAGCTTTTACTGAAGCTAATTCATCTTGTGCTTTTATCTCATCATCAATGTTACCGTTTTCTTTAGCAATCTTCAAAGCAGATATGGCTTGTTTTTCTTGGCTATCTAATTTATCAATATAATTATTGATAGCACTTAACTCGTTACTTTTATTTTTAGTATTAAGTTCTTGTGCTTGAGAGAACCAACCAGCTTTATCATGCTCTGCAGCTCGTAACTTTTCTTCAAGTTCCTTCTTTTGTGCAACAAGGCGCTTTATCCGTTTTTCAGCACGCTTGCCAAATACTTTCTTTGAATCCTCTGTATCATCTTCTTCAGTTTCTGATTCAGTTTCAATTGGTTCTTCAGATTCAACCTCAACTAATTCTTCTTCTTCTTCTTTAGATTCTACTTCTGTGACTGGAACAGATGTATCCTTCTGCTCTTCAGGAGTATCGATAC